TGCACCGGCCGGGGCTTTGCTGAACATGGTTTTCACGGCCCTGAACCCGGCCATGGTGTTTCCCTCGCCAAGCGAAGAAACGATGTCTGCCGGAATTACATAGGAACCCGATGGAACGTGCATTGGCAAATGATCTGTCCGCCCAGCCACTGGCGAGTGAATTGGCCCCACATGGAATTTGCTGACGGCCGGCTTGGAAGGCGCTGACATTTTGGGCGTTGAAGGCTTTGATGGTCCAAGGCCCCCCGCCGCGCGCGTCTCTCGGGCAGTCTTGAGCGCGGCAGCTATGGCCTGATCCTGAGGATGGCCAGCGTGCATCATTTCACTGATGTTTTTTGAGATTGTCTTTTGGCTTTTTCCTTTTGAAAGCGGCATGATCAAACCTCAGTTGAATAAGTGACGTTGATGGATTGGCCGGTGCCGGGGACAACCACAAGGCCGGATGTAAAGATTTGCCCCACCGGATATATACCGATTGTTGTCGGGACAGCGCAAAGTTGTTGCGCAGACGTAGGTGACGTGCTCGTTGAATTATACACGCCCCCCGAAGCCGAGCCCGCCACGACTACAGAAAAGTTAACCAAGCGGCCTTTGCCTTGAAAAATAAGTGTTGCGGCAGTCACTGTGGCAGACGTCAGCGTCCCCTGCTCTCGCAGCGTTGCCTGAGAAAGGTTATTGATGGCGACCACGCCATTTTTTTGGACTGTTACGACGTCATCAAGAGAGGCCACTAGAACTTCCCGTCAGGTTGTAGGCGGTAACGCATAGCGCCAACACGCCAAAATGATCCAATGTCGTCACTTTCCATTTTTATTGACACAAGACGGCCCCTAAACCGCGGGGTCAGAAACTCGACACTCTGCGTCATCGTGAAGGGGCCGTATTGAATAGGCGTGTCGCCCGGATAGTCTGTGACAAAGAATGTCAGTTTCACGTTCGCGCTCTGCGTGCCGCCAAAATAGCCCCACTTCATGTCCGGCCACACCTGATCCACAAACATTTTTATGTCTGCGTCCGTCATGACAAAGTAACCGGTCTGAAAGCTGGACGCCATGGGCTGGCCGTCAGCGTCAGGCGATGTCTCATGCTGATAAATATAAGTCGATCCGGCAGCGCCGATCGGCGGCCCCAGAACGCTTTCATTGATCCAAGCCGTGCGAGAAAGGGTTCCATAGTCCCACTGATTCAAAACAACATTATATTTCACATATTTGTTGATCTCTCCGCCGTTCGATTCAGTGGCATAAAACCACGAAACTTCGCCAAAACGGGAATTGGCAGCAATACGAATTTTTCTTTTTCCTGCATCGCTCATATCGATGTCTTGGAAAATAACATCCCATATCGGGCAAGGTATAATCTCGACGCCGCCCTGAGACAGTTTAAAGAACTGGCTCTGCCCCATCCAATAAACAACGCCGTTCATGGATGTTGCGGCCTTGCGGCCAATCAAGCCGCACCCTGTTCCAATTTCGTTGAACTGATAAATGTAGGGCGGCCCAACATACTGCATCGCCCAAACGCCAAGGTCAGTCCAGATAAGCCCCTGCTGCGGGCCTTGAATACAGGAAACAACCTTCGAGCCTTTTGGAATACGGAAAGAGCCTGCCTGATTGGTCAGGAGGGGGATCCATTGATTATAGTTATTGACGTCGCACCAGCGAATTAAGAGAGGATCTTGAATGCCGTTCTGTGTCGAACCCCACGCGATAATCTGCCTCTGGGGCATCGCGACAAAAACACCATCATTTACAGGGGGCGCGTTTGTGATAATTGACGCCGTGGGAGCGCCTTCGGTCGGGGACCAAGAATATATTTCTTCGCCAATCGGGCACGCGATAAGTATTTCGCCCCAATTATCAAGCGTCCAATCTATGGCCGTAATGGGCGTTCCCGCTCCGGGTGTAGAAGCGACACCAGTCCCAAAACCGCCCGCGCCATAGCCACCTACGCCGTATCCCGTGCTGGTAGGCACCGGACCAACAGAGTTATAATAAGTATATTCGGCTTCCCCGCCGTTGAGAAAAGCGGACGCAACAAATACTGTCCCGCCGGTTCCCGCCGCGACAGTGGCGTTCAAATAAGACACACTGGTTGAAGACGACGCCGTGACAGTGAATGTGCCGTTGTATCCAGCCACGCTTACGCCGGCAACAGTAATCTCGCTACCTACGGGAACAACAAAACCGAGATCGCCTGAAAAGGTCACGGTCGCGGTTGTCCCGTTTCCTGAAGCTGTAAGCGCTGGAATTGTGGTTGGAGCATTGTTTGAAACAATAACGAAATTGTCTGCATCGGTAACAGACGAGACAATATAATTTCCCGACAGCGTGACATTGCCCGCGCTCAAAGGAACCAAAATTGGAAAAGTGTCGCCCGCAACATACCCATGGTCGTCAAGTTTCACGCTGATAAAGGCGCTGGACGCTGTAAAAGAAAATTCGGGAACAGCGCCGCCGGAAACGGTTGCCGTTGCCGCAACCGGATTTCCAAGCGCATCGCGCGCGGTGATATTAAAAGAATTGGCATCTACGAAAGAGACATTGTAGAGACCAAATAAGACAAGACCGCCCACGCTTATTTGCGTTTTTATATAAACAGAGTCGAAACTTTCAAGATTCGAACCCGTCGCATTAATCAATACGGTCGAAGATCCGGCGGTCGTGTCAATTGTATCGACAGATATATCAATACTGACCGTGTCTTTTTGAGGCGTTATGACTTCTCGGCTGCCATTTGTAATGACAGACAGTCCATTTCCGGTGCCGCATTGGCATCCAACAGCCAGATGCGTAAACGCGTTCGTGTCTTGCCACGCCCACAAAGCTCTGACGGGGGAACCAATTGTGCTATTGAAGAAACGTGTCCAACCGCCGAGTTTCTGCACAAGCCCGAGACCCTGACGATCGGGAACAAATCGAACGAGATTTGTCGTCGAAATTGCAGCCTCATTGAGCGCAAGAGTGCGGTTTTGATCCACGCCCGGAATAAGTTTGAGGGTGGAATGGGGCATATCTTACCTCGACGGTGTCGCCAGAGGCGTCGGGGATTCCGAAGTCCATCCAGAAGACGAGAATTTCTTGCGCGCCTCTTCGACCATGGCCCCTTGGAGCAGTGCCTTGTATTGGGCCTCGTAACTTTGTGCCATTTGCGGATCATCGCTCTGACGGCCAAAATTCCGTTGATAGGCCGAAACATAAATCATGCTGGCCATGATAAACAGGTCGGGCAGATAGTTACTGATAAAAGTCGTCGGATTGCCAGATGAAAGGCTCGCCGGGCGAACCGTTCCAACTATTTCGACATTGTAGTTTTGGTCAGGGACCGGTCCAAAAATAAAAACATTATCGTCGAACGGCGCAAAATACTTTGGCATCGCCCGATTTGCAGTAGCCGAAGACCCATAAACTATGTCCAAAAATTCTTTTGTCGTAGGCAGACAAGAATTTCTTACAGCGTTTGAAGCGTCGGGGTTTGACGTCCCTACGGGCGTGATAATGTTGATTTGCTCACTGACAACAATAGTGCCTTCCGGAATAGTCAGACTTCTCAGACCGGCCGACAAAGCGTATCCGGTAATCGCCGTTGTCGTCGAAAGAAAATCAAGGTCTCGATATATTCTGTTTTCCGCATATGTTATCATTTGCGGCAAGATTATTACAAACGCGGGATCCGTCTCTTCGACAACGGCCATCGTCGCGATTTGCGTCTTGTAGGTGGTGTATGTCAGGCCAGTGGTCATTTGGAGCCTCGAAAAACCGCGCTATTTTAGCATTATTTTCCGTCTTTGCACCATCCCTCACGGCGCGCATTATTTACCTTGATCTCGACAATAGTCTGATTTGTGTCTTTGGACGACCACGTTATGGGTTTCCAGACTGAACAGACCGAAACATTAGTCGCGCTGGTGCTTGTCGCGATCCCGCACCCTGTCAGGAGAAACATTGACAGCATCGCCAGCCCTAATGGCATCCTGCGTGCGTTTGAAGGCGTCTGCATTGGCCTCTCCTTCGATTTTTTGGCGTGCGTCTCGCCGTCCCTTTCCATAAATGGTCAGGACGGCAATTGAAAGAGCGCCTATTGCTCCAAAAATTCGCCCGAAAGGGCTTATGAGCCACGAAATAAAGCTCATTCTCCGGTCTCCTCAAGGCGTTTTTTGCGTCTCCACCAGATATAGGCCGCCAAAAGAGCGATTCCGATACCTATCAAAACGGCCGGAGTTCCAATTGCAGCCGAGACAGCGGTGTAGGCGTCAGAGGCGTCACTCACAATCGGCTTTAATTCGCTAACCGCCGCGGCCGCGCCGCCCAGACCGGCGACGGTGGCAGCATTGGCCTCAGTAGATTGCGTTATTGTCTTTGACGGTTGAGGCGCTTCAGGCGTTGTGCGAGCGTCTTCCTCGACGGGGGCCTGTTCATCGACCGAGCGCCACAAGGCGGCCTCTGCCCGACGCCGACGCACAAGGCCCGGCAGCTCCCTGCCGCCAGCCTTGGTCCATTTCATAAACTCTGCGGGGACTTTATCAAATTCCCGCGCGTTTACGCGCCGCAGGAGCCCCGACTTTTGAAGCGCACCCACGCCACAGTTGAACGCAAAAGAGACCAAAGCGTCAAATTGATGCTGCGTCAGGTCAACCTTGACCGCATCAATCACCCCAACTTCAAATTTTAACAAATCTTTTTTGAGAATATATTCTGCCTCGACTTCGGTCACGCGCATGTTTTCATACACCTTTGGCGGCCCCGCCATTGACGTATGACCATAGCCGATGGTCCAAACGCCCGCCGGGCATTTGTAGGCGCGAAGGCGCAAGCCCTCAAATTGTTTTATGAGATCCAGACCTTTTTGAGAAGTTTGCACGCCGGGGACCTTTCTTTAAAAAAGATCAATAATCCCATTCTATCACAACCGCGCCGTTCGCTCCACTGCCCCCGTCTGAAGAACTGCCGTCTCCTCCAGCGCCGCCAGTCCCAACCGCATATGATACAGACGCGCCGGGCGAAAGCGTGGACGAGGTGTATATTTTTTCAGAAAACGCTCCAGAGCCACCACCCCGAACAGCCCATATGTTTGATCCGTCCCAATATTTGGCGCTAGTGCCGCCGCCCCCGTAAGGATTGCCCGCAACACCATTTTGCGTAGAATTTCCGGGCGGAAGTGGCTGCTGCGCCCCGCCGCCTAGAGATGTCTCCGGAGCGGCAGCGCCCTCGCCGCCAAACAGGGACGATGCGTTCCCGTTGATATTTATGTCTCCGCCAGAGGCGGCCCCGCCGGAAGGCGATCCCGAGCCTCCGCCGCCTGTTGTTGTCATAACGTCAAAAGTTGTTGTGCCTCCAGCAGAGCCAGCAACACCGGCTGTGTTGTTCATCCCCGCGCCTCCGCCCCCTGCGCCCCAAATCCGGACACGCAAATTTTCTGCATAATAGGGAACAGAAAATGTGCCCGATCCGCTTGTATATGTTTGCGAGCCGGGGTTTTTGCCGCCGATAAACAAAAAGCGCGGCATTAAGAAAGCGTCCTTGTAAACTCAATCGTAAAAGATAAATTAAGACATGACGAATTGCTTGAGATTGTCATGACAAGATCGTCTCCCGCCGAAGCGGCGTTAGAAGACGAATGAGTCTGTGCCTGTTCAGATGTTGATACGCTATTTGCCGTCCCACCCAATGCCGTAGAATTTATTTTAAAAGTCGCTGTAGCCGTTCCACTTGTGCAGATTGTCGTAGTTTTTGTTATAGTAAGCCCATACGGTAAATTGATAACAAGCCGATAGTCCGTATTGGTTACCGCGGGCAAGAGCCCAGAAATAAAATCGGTCTGAGTAGAACTATAATTTGTAGCGGCAGTCGTTTGAGTTGTCCCGTCAGGAAATTTAAATCCGTTTAATGTGCTTTCTACAAGGCCGTCAACGGATATTGGTTTGTCAAATTCTATTGTTCCCGCGTTGTTTGATATACCAATGTCTACCAATTCAAACCCGTTCCCGTCGCCAATCAACAGTTCGCCATTTGCTGGAGCGCGCCCCAGCTTTGGCGTTTGGTTCCAAATGGCGACTTTGTCATCGGCCATTATTTATCTGCCTTGTGATCAAGCCTATCAAATATCTTTTCAAGCATGCCCTTGATTTCTTTAATGCCGTCTGCAAACTCATCTTTTCGAACATAATTTGTCGGCAACGCGACTTCTATTTTTTGTAAATCTTCGCGAAGGTTTTTGACCGCGCCCCAAAGTTCTCTGGCCGCCCAACCTATGCCGGCAAGAACAACAGACAAAAGACCGTTTATGATTGTTTGCAATTCCATTTCTAGCCCCGTTACTTGGCTGCCCATCCTGTGTTCCCCGCGCCACTTTCTTTTACATAGAGAGTGCTGCCCGCTCCGCCATCGGTCCTTGTGTAAAGCGCCCCCACAGGCGCTGTTACAACACCCTCCGGCGATCCCGTGCCCGAAAACATGCGCACGCCAGAGTCAGTCCAAACTTGCGTAGCAGAATTGTAGGTTATGACTTCGCCGTCTACGGGAGTAGCAAGATCGACATTTCCGTCAGTTCCGCCAAGGACAGACCCGGCCGTAACGCGGACAAATATAGACCCGTTTGACGGGTTTGCATTGATGACAATACCCATCAAAACCTTTGGATTTGGAGCCGCCGGAACAGTGTCGGTCAGGCCACCAACTACTGTTGGATCATACCAAAGTATAGTGCCGTCAGACCATGTCTCTCCGTAATTTGCGCCGTTGGTCTGAATGCCTTCAACAAGGCCGAATGCCGTAATATATCCAAAAGCGTTATTTGACATGGACTGAGAGGCAATGCCCATAATGTATTGGCCATCGTTGACACCGAGTCCGGTAGCTCTGGCCGCTTGAATAACGCCAGAATTTCCAACGGCCCCCACGGCCATTACAACTTGTCCCTTTGTAATAGCCCCAGAGGCTTTCACGCGGTAAAACGTCTGAAATCCAACTTTCTGGGTTACGCCGCCAGCGTTCATTCCAACAAAAAGCGTGTCGTCTACGGCATCCCAAGCAACCTGCCCCTCAACAGGCGTAATGCCTGCCGTTGTATCAAAACGAATAGAGTCGGGAGAGGAAATATTTCCTGTTATTCCCGACATACTTGTAATGTCGGAATTTGCACCTTTTGCTGCCCAGTTGGAGGCAATATTTCCAACGGCTTGGGTATTCGTTCGCACAGATACGCCGGCTTGAACAATTTCAAGCTCTTCGGTTCCATTTAAAGAAATGGCCGCTGGAAGATTAGGTATCTGCGAGTATCCCATCGCTTTTTTCTTTCAGCATAAAGTCGAGATTGGCACGAAGGCGCAGGTCATTGGGGGCTAATTCTACAGCAATTTTAGCCTGTTGAATAGCAACATCCTTTAGCCCAAGGTGCCACGCCGAAATGCTGACAAGATCATGCGGCTGCGCACCCCAGACTTCCGGGTCTACCGTGTAAACCATCTCCCGGTTGGTGATGCGCAAGGCCCGCTTTGCCGACGCAAAACATTCCTCCCACCGCTGCTGGCGATACATCAGCAGGGCCAGTTCGCACCAAGGTTCGCGGGTATTGGGAGCCTCGTAGGCCGCCATTTGGAAAGACCGCTCCGAGTTCCACTGGTCGCCCAGCTCCGCATAGCACCGGCCCATCACCCTGTAGGCGTAGCATCGTTCGTTCGGCCAGTTGGCGCGGGGCAATTTCAGGTAGGTATTGCAGGCGTCAATCGCCTCTTTCCATTTGCGGTGGAAACTCAATTCACGGGCGTAATAGAAAGCGTTTCGCGGGCAGTCAGGGTCTTCCTTGACGGACAGCTCCAGCAGATCGAGATACTGCCCCCGGCTCTTTGTCGGGTCCGGCTTGTGGACCACCAGCAGCATATCTGTGTCGGCCCAGACCTCCTTGATCCGGCCATCAGGGACTGGGTATTCGTGGCAGGGGTGCTTAAAATAATACCCGTGCCGCGCAAAAATCTTCTCATATTTAAACGCAATCCCCGCACCCCAGTCGAACATGTATCTCATACGCGTTGTTTCACCGAGTTTCCATACTCGCTCTATCTCTTCCCGCCAGCCGGGCTGAAGAACCTCGTCTATATCGAGGCTCACAACAACATCTATATCTTTTGGCAGAAGCGCGATTGCAGCGTTTCGAGCGTGGTCAAAGCGCCAAGGAGTAATGCAGATGTGGTGAACTTGCGCCCCATGCTCTTTAGCAACATCTGGCAAACCATCATCTGAGCCAGTATCCGCAATGAGAATAAGATCAGCCTCCCTCGCCGCCTCGCAGAACCGCGGGATAAAGTGCGCCTCATTTTTTGCTATAGCGCAAATAGCTATTTTCATCGCGATTTTCTCCCCCATTCGCCAAAACATGTCTCTTCTGCAACGCGGCGCGCATTGACCGCGTCATCAAAAACTACCCACCGCCCAAGACACCGCTGTTTACCATCAACTTTTATAGTCGCACGCCATTTACCTGTTTGACGATCAAAGCTAACCCCGCAAATACCGCTGGTGTTCTTAGCGGACAATTTCAAATTTTTCCCATTCTGCGCATTTGTTGCTTCGCGTAAATTTTTAATGCGGTTATCAGTTTTATCGCCGTTTATGTGATCTATTTGGTCCACAGGCCACCTGCCATAATGCAGCACCCAACACAAACGATGCGCGAAATACCGTTTTGACCCCACAACTACGCCAATGTATCCTGTGCTTAATTTTGTTCCTGCCGACCTAGTTTTTGCTCGGCCCCGACCCGCCGCGCGCCAGAAAAGATGCCCGGTTTCAGGGTTATACAAAAACAGTTTATAGATGTCTTGAATATTCATGCTACGAAGATGCCACGCGTTTTGTATGCGTGTCAACCAGTTTCCATAGCTTCGCCCCCTCCGGCATAGGCTCGGCCCCATAGGCCCACAGCGGCTTTCCTTCCGTGTAATTCCAATTCTCATAAGTTAGTAATGGTCCCTTTTCAATAATCGTTAGATTGCTGCCGTCCACGTTGATGTCAATGTGAGACACCTCATTGAAGAATGACTGGATAACCCACGCGGCTTCGCGAAAATACTCAAAGCGCCGCGTATCGTGGAAGACCATTTTTCCGCCGGTGTCGAGGATCGGCCACGCTCGCATGGCAAAATCCAGACGTTTCTCTGGAGTTCCGTCAACAAATATCAGGTCATACACGCCTTCATGTTTGAACAAGTCGTAGGGCACAAATTCCGGCGCAGTCCATTTGTCGTGGCTAATTCGGTTCAAGTTTAACTGGGTTTTAGCAACCCAGTCAGGATCAGTCTCAACGCACACCAATTTTACAGGTTCACATTGCGCAAAAATCTGAGTGCTGCCGCCCACCCCAAACTCAAGGATGTGTGTGCTTTTCTTACCATAAAGAGAGAGAACCTCAGCGTCTTTGACGCTGAGGTCCCCAACAAACTCAATTTGATTATTCGACAATTTGTTGCCCCGCCAAATCATTGGGTTTTAATTGAGAAATTTGATCTTCTGCCTGCTTTTTAATGTTTGCGATCAACTCCGCAACTTCCAGATAAGGCCGCTGGCCCAACGCATTCATCACCACATTCCAAGCCTGAACAGGCAATGTGATCGAGACTTCTTTATTTTCCACCTTCCCCTCCATTGACGGTCACCCAACCGTTTTCCTCACACAACCGAATATACTCAGCCACGCCGATATATCCTGCATCCGCTAATGATCTCGCCGTTTCGTGCGTCATATCTTCACCAAGGAAGCGGCGGGGAAACAACCGGCGGGTTCTTCTGGGTTTCGATCTGCGCCGCGACAACCGCTTCAGTATCCGCGACCCCCTTTGCGCCCATCGCGCTTTGCACCCAGCCGATCACTTGGCTCTGCGTCAGATCGGAATAGGGCGTGAATGGAGCCTGCGGATCATTTGCTATAGCCTGCGTTCCGTAAGCTGTCCCGCTATACTGCCCGTCGCTGCCGTTGCAGCGCCAATGCACAGTGAACACTACGTCCTGCTCGCCCTCATGCTGGGGATAGCAGTCCATTTGCTCAACAATCCAGTCGATTGTGTTTGTCATGTGTGTTTTCCTTTATGCAGCCGTATTGGCGAGAAGATAGTAAACGGTGCCGTTTACGCGGATAGCAATGCGATGAGTTGTTGCCGCTGTAGCATTGGCGTTTACCGGCGTGCCTTCAGTGTAAAGCGACAGCATCGTGTTACCTGCTGACAGGTCTGTT